GGATATGTTGTTAGAAATACATAGATCAAAAAGCTCGTATTGTAGCTTTACCCAACCGGAATATCACCAATACGACTTAATTGTTCCTAGCGTGGATAAGATCAATATCAGAACAATAGCCGAAGCCAAACGAAATAGAGCCAAACGCATAGGTGATCTGGACTATCAAACTCGTAAAAAAGCAGGCGAAAAAATCAAACAAGCTGATTGCGAAATTGATTATAAAAAAATAGCCAAGACCGATGTGGTGTTTAGAGTTATGACATTTGATCATATTCCGCTCAATAACACACGTAAGAAAAATCCCAAAAGTCTTGCTGACCATAGAGACAAAGTAAACTTTCCTCCATTCCAACATTGGAAATTCAACGACGAAGATGAACTAGTATGTGTTGGTAAAAGTCATTGGAAAGGCGATCTAGAGAAAGGACACTTTGACAAGGATGCTGGCCAAATTACTAACACCTTAGCTAGAATGATGTTAAAATTGTGTGAACGTTATGCAACACGCGGCAACGTTCGCGGCTACACATACAACGATGAAATGAAGGGTCAGGCTATACTACAGCTAACACAAATTGGTTTACAATTTGACGAAAGCAAGTCGGATAATCCGTTTGCTTATTTTACTGCGGCTGTGACCAATAGCTTTGTTCGTGTTATTAATATTGAAAAACGCAATCAAAATATTCGTGACGACATTCTTGAAATTAACGGAATGAATCCTAGCTACAGTCGTACTGGTGCTGGGGAACACGCAGCTGCTCTAAAACGTCATAATGAGGATACACCTAGTGAGTAATTTGTTTAAAAAAGTAGCTTGTTTCACAGACATACACTTTGGATTAAAATCAAACAGTAATATTCATAATCAAGATTGTGAAGAATTTATTGACTGGTATATTGCCAAAGCCAAGGAGAAAGGCTGTGACACAGGAATTTTTATGGGCGACTGGCATCATAATCGAAACAGTCTTAATATTACCACAATGGACTATAGTCTTAGAGCGTTAGAAAAGCTCGGACAAGCGTTTGATAATTTTTATTTCTTCCCTGGTAATCACGATTTGTATTACAAAGACAAGCGAGACATTCATTCGGTTGAGTTTGGCAAGTACATTCCTGGTATTACCGTAGTTCACGAACCTACTACTATTGGCAATGTTACTCTGTGCCCGTGGCTTGTGGGCGAAGAATGGAAGAGTATAAGCAAGAAAGGTGGCAAGTATATTTTTGGTCACTTTGAATTGCCACACTTCTTTATGAACGCTATGGTACAGATGCCAGATCACGGTGAGATTACCTTAGATACATTTCAAAACTATGAGCTAGGGTTTAGCGGACACTTCCATAAACGTCAGCAACAAAAGAATATGGTCTATATCGGCAACGCATTTCCGCACAACTATGCAGATGCGTGGGACGATGACCGTGGAATGATGGTCTTAGAGTGGGGCGGTAAACCTGAATATCACGCTTGGCCTAAACAACCTACATTCCGTACAGTTAAATTGAGTCAACTAATCGACGAAGCTGACACACTAATCAAACCCAAGCAACATTTAAGGGTTACGCTAGATATTGATATTAGTTTTGAAGAAGCAAGTTTTATTAAAGAGAAGTTTATTGCAGATTACGACATCCGCGAACTTACACTAATCGCTGAAAAGAAAGATATTGAAATTAATACTAACATAGATGTACAGGCTTTTGAAAGCGTGGATCAGATTGTTAGTAGTCAGATCATTAGTATCGACAGCGACACATATGACAAAAACATTTTGTTATCAATTTATAATAGCCTATGATAAAAATTAAGGATTTGACCGTTAAGAATTTTATGAGCGTGGGTAATCAAACCCAGGCTGTAAATTTTGGTAAAGAAAACCTAACCCTTGTACTAGGTGAAAACTTAGATCAAGGCGGAGACGATAACGGCTCACGCAATGGTACAGGTAAAACTACTATTGTAAATGCTCTTAGTTTTGCTTTGTTTGGCAATGCACTAACTAACATCAAGAAAGATAATCTTATTAATAAAGTTAATAATAAGAATATGTTAGTTACACTTGCCTTTGAAAAAGATGGCATTGATTACCGTATTGAACGTGGGCGCAAGCCTACACTTATGAAGTTTTATGTAAACGACATAGAACAAGACGGCGAAGAAACAGATGATGCACAGGGCGATATGCGTGAAACGCAAAAAGATCTGGACGAATTGTTAGGTATGAGCCACGATATGTTCAAGCATATTGTTGCGTTGAACACTTATACAGAGCCATTCTTAAGTATGCGGGCAAATGACCAACGTGTAATCATTGAACAGTTGCTAGGTATTACACTTCTAAGTGAAAAAGCGGAAGCTCTTAAAGAAATGATTAGGCAGACTAAAGATGCTATTATGCAAGAATCTGCTAATATTGAAGCTGCAAAGAAAGCTAACGAAAAGATACAAATTAGTATTGATAGTTTGTTAACTAGACAAAATGCTTGGAATTCTCAGCATACAACCGAGTTAGAAAAAATTGGTCGTAGCATTGTTGAACTAGAAAACGTAGACATCGATGCCGAACTAGTTAAACACGCTGAGCTAAAATCCTATGAAGAGCTTTCAGCAAAGCTGAAAAGCCTAAATAAAGAGAGAGCTACGCTAGAAGCTGCGCTAGCGCAAGCGGAGAGAAGCGTCACAAAGTATAACAGCGAGCTTGCCAAATTGGCTAACAAGACCTGTCACGCTTGTGAACAAGAACTGCACGATCACAAACACGAAGAAATGTCAGCTACTGCCCAACAACACTTGGATGAAGCTACCAAGTACTTTGATAAAGTAACCGCTGACCTAGCTAAAATCAATAAAGAGCTGGCTAGTGTTGGTGAGATCAACGGTCGTCCTCAAACGTATTACGACACAGTAGAGCAAGCACTTAAACATCAGAACAATTTAAAGACTTTGGAGCAACAACTGACAATTAAATCAGTTGAAACTGATCCTTACCAAGAACAAATTGACGAATTGACTGATACTGCCATACAAGAAATCACTTGGGACAATGTTAATAACCTAAGTAGTTTAAAAGATCATCAAGAGTTTTTACTAAAGCTCTTAACTTCTAAGGATTCGTTTATCCGTAAAAAGATTATAGATCAAAACCTAGCATACTTGAACAACAGGCTTACATATTATCTCGATAAAATGGGCTTGCCTCACACAGTATTGTTCCAAAACGATTTGACTGTAGAGATCACCCAGCTAGGGCAAGACTTAGACTTTGACAATCTAAGTCGAGGTGAGCGGAATAGACTTATCCTTAGCTTGTCTTGGGCTTTCCGTGATGTATGGGAAAGTTTATATCAACAGATTAATCTGTTGTTTGTGGACGAGCTTATTGATAACGGCTTAGATGCGGCTGGAGTTGAAGGCGCATTGGCTGTATTAAAGAAAATGGGACGTGAACGCAAGAAGAATATCTTCTTAATCAGTCACAGAGACGAACTTATCGGTCGTGTTAACAACGTTCTTAAGGTTGTTAAGGAAAATGGGTACACAAGTTACGCCAACGACCTGGAGGTTACAGAGTAGTGTACCAGGATGAGGAAACTCACGAACGCCTGATGATGGCTTTTAAGATGTATTTTAAAGCCAATCAGGATTGGATTAATAAAGGCACACGCCGTGCGGGTGAACAGTCAAGATATTGGCTAGGGCAAATTAGAATTATTGCTCGTGAACGCAGGGCAAAGATACAAGAATATAGGCACTGGTTAGATGCTGAAAAGCGTGAAAGCCAAAACGACAAGGCACAGGACGGGACAGACACTAATTAGTGTATGTCTTGGTACTATAACAATGAAATTGTAGAAGAACTTCCGGAAGATTGTGTAGGGTTTGTTTATCTTATAACAAATATTGCTTCCGGACGTATGTACATAGGCAAAAAACTAGCTAAATTTTCTAAAACAACTTATAAAACAGTTAAATTAAAAAACGGCACAAAGAAAAAAAAGAAAATCCGTGGTAAAATTGACAGCGATTGGCGCACCTATTATGGTTCGTCAGACGAATTGCTCAAGGATATCGCGCAGTTAGGTCAAGAAAACTTTCGGCGGGAAATACTATTTTACTGTAAATCCAAGGCAGAAACGTCATATATAGAGGCTCGTGAACAGTTCAGCCGTCGTGTGCTGGAATCAAAAGACTATTACAATGGTCAAATTTCTGTGCGTGTACACGGTTCACATATACTCAAATCATAATAAACTAGGCTCCTAAATCACCAAATAAGCCCGCACAGGCGTTGACATTGTGCCCTGAATCCGTTCTGATGTGTGACGGCAAGGTAGTTCTGCTTGGTGACAGAGTTATAAATCACTATCCTTTACAGGACGACGATTGGATATGCCATAACCAGTTTGATTTATAAGGGGATGTAACAAGGCTAAAAGAGGGGTAGTAGCCCCACGGTTTAACAGGTGTTAGCGTATTTGTTAGGCCCGCCGTCATATAAAGACAACGCTCGTGGTACCGGATGACCGC